CTCTTTTTCTTCTTTGTCGCTGGCCCTGCGTATTTCTGTGTAAGAAGTTATTTCAGGTAAAAATGATTCAAGTAGTTTTTCTGCGGAAATGTCTTTATACCCCTGAAACTTGCCCCACTCAAGAGCGTCTTCACTTGTTGGTGGGTTCTTTACAGCCGCCGTAACCTCTTCTGCTGTAACAGTTACTTCTTCTTTTGTTTCATTTGCTCTTATTACAGCCGCTCTGATCTGATCTCCACTAACATTTTCACCAGTCTCTTGCCTGACCATTGCAGATAGCAGCGCATCTCTTACGCTAGAATCAGAAAGATCAATTTTTTCATCTCTTTCAATGCCTGTCATTTTGCTGACATTTTTTATGTATCCTTCAGTATCGTTATTATCTCCTTTTGGAGCAAAACGACTTAAAACTCCTTCAATTGTATTTATTCCGTGCTTAGTTCCATAGGTGGTTAACACTCTATCACCAGCCCTGATACCCATATCTATACTTTCAAACACAGTGTAGCCTTTATTTACGCCTGATTGTCCTAACCACGGATTGTCTTCGTCTGCGTTAGGCCGTACATTTAATAAGTTTTTGTTGCTAACTCCCAGATTACTCTGCGTTGTTACAATTTCAGGGGTTGTTGTTGATGTGCTGCCTGCTTTTATATCAGCGGTTTCGGCATCGTCTGGGTCTGTCGGTAAAGGAAAGGACGCGTCTACCACAGCATTAATACTCTTGTTTTTGCTTATCACCATACTATTAGATGCAGTGAAGCTTTTTTTAGCGTTTTTGTAGATGTTGCTTTCTAATAAAAGAGCTTCTATCTCTTCGTCATTTTTCTTTGGGTTCAGGTCAACAATTTTTTCACGTTCTGCTGCCATAAAACCACTTTGGTTTCTAACGTCTGTCTGCGCCCTCAGAAAGTCTGGATCACTATAAAGAGAACCCAATAAAGTAGCTTTAAGCTTGTTCCTGTTTTTCTCATTCTCAGACACTATAGGTTTAATGTATAGTGTATTGCCCGTCTTAGTGTCTACAACGTTTAAAAGCTCATTAAGAATTTTTACATTTTTTTCGTAATCAGATTCTGTAACAACTTGCCCTCGCATAAAGCCCATTTGCTTTGCTTTTCTTTGACCCTGTTTGTTTAGCTGAGAAACTATTACATTTTGAGGGTTAAAGTTTGCTTGTTTGACTCTTACTCGTTGTTCCTCTGTGCGTAAATCAGTCCGTTCACCGCTGCCGGGAACCAGCTTTTTATCTCCAAATATGTCTGTTTCGTACTGAACAGAGACTATTTGGCCGTTACCTAGATCTATGTGATCTGTTGTTGTTTTTGTTGCAGACGCTAACGCTTCTTTTGATATTCCCGCTTCTTCAGCTAGATCAACCGCCTGTGTAAAATCACCGCCCGTAGCTTCCAAAATTTGCTCGAACACTTGAACTTGTGTAGCTCCTTGTGCTCGTAGGCCCGTGGTGTAGCTATCTACAGCGGCTTGATTCAGGTCTTCACCAGTAAAGATACTGCCCAGACTCCTAAGAGTGGTAGGAATCTTAGATTTTGCAAGCTCCATTGCTTCTTTTATTGTGCCTGTTTGACTAAACCTGTCCCTTACTGCTCCAAACTTAGTGTATTGATCTGTAGCATACTTAGCAGCTTCTTTAACTTTGTCTAAGTTTCGTAGCTCAGCACCATAGGCTACCCTATATTTTTCCTCTGCGTCCTTGTCTAAAGCGTACTGAGCATTTTTAGAAAGTTTAAGGGACGCATCTATTGTTTCTTTTACTGTTTGGTTTAAAAAATACTCAGTAGCTGACGTACTTGAGTCTGCAATCTTTCCCTGTAGAGTGTCATAGAATTTAGCGTTGGTTTCTGCTCTGCCGATATTCATGTTTGTATCCATAACATCTTTGTTTGTTTTAAAGGCGTTGTACTTATCGTCTGCTGTACCGCCAAACAAACCAAAAGACTGACCAATTTCTGCTACGTCTTGAACAGTCTGTAGACCTCTCTGAATCTTCCCAAATGTGCCGCCCTCGTCCCTTTTTTGTTGATCTTTTTTTCTTTTACGGACATCTGCAAGGATGCTTTCTCCAAAATCTCTAATAGCCATCTTTTAAATTCCTTGTGGTCGAGACATTAAACTCTGATCTGCGGGTTTAAGGTCTGGTAGTTCGGGTAAGTCTTTTGCTTTTTCTTGCATGTCAGGTGTCAACATTCCCGCAGGAACTACACCAGACTGACCAGCTTTTTGAAGCTTCTTTAAACGCTCTTCTGCAAAAGCAGTGCCTAAGATTTGTTCTTCTGCATCTTCGTCTTCCATCTCGCCTGTATAAATAACCATATCTAAGTCTAACTGCTCACCTAAGAAAATTAGAATGTACGCTGTTGGCTCTACCATCATGTACATTAAATCAGGATTAAACTTACCTGCTTCAAACTCTATAAAAAGAACAGACTGGACAATATCCATGATAGGCGTACCCGATGCAATAGCTTGCATAGTGTTTGGATATACTTCAGGCCGCGTTAGTCTTTCAAACATGTACTCAGCGGCTGCGTGTACAGATGTAAACTCTGGCGCTCTCTCATACGGAGCTGGGTTATCAGGGTCGTTAGTTAGCGACTGACCGGGAAGCGGCCTTGCTCCCGATAGTTGTATTTCTCTGTATTTTTCAAGTGCTGACATTATTTAAATCCTTTATGCTGTTTGCCCAAACTGTGACATGTATTGTCCGTACTGGAACGCGGTGTATCCATAAGGTTTTGAATTGTTAGTTACGTTCTGCTCAAAAGCCCGTGCGTCCATGATTGGAGCTGCGCCGTACTCACCGGAAGAAGCTACTTGAAACTCAGGTACAAAAGATCGTATGGTGTTGTATGTGTACTCTGGTTTGTCTTCTAAACCTATCGCTTGCATCCCTGCTGTCTGTAAGCCTGAGTTAAGTTTTTCAGCACCTCCTGCAAATGGATCGTCTACAAAAGATGTGACCTCAGCTTTTAATTTTCCGGGAATTGCTTTAATCTTATCTGAAAAACTGGGATCAGCCAAAATAGACGGTCTTTGACTTGAAGGTATTTCTTTAATAGTCCCTTCAACAGCGTAGTCATCGTAAGACAATCCTGATGTAGTGTCAGCCATGTTTTTAAATTGTTCATCCGCGTATTCTAAACTTTCTATTTTAGATTCGGGAGCAATTCCAAAACCGCCAGCGGGAACATCTTTTGTTGTTACTATTACAGGGTCAGAAGCAGTCAAGCGTCTACCATCTAGTCCAAAACCGCCATCGGGAACAGTTTCTGCTGTGTTTTGTACTGCTTTTAGACGCGACTCTTTTACATCTTTAAAAAACTCTTTACTTCCAGTTAAGTTTTGAAATCTTGAATCTGCACCAAAACTTCTGCTAAATGCACTATCGCCCCCACTAAAGAAATTTGTTGCTGCATCGCTAAAAACATTTTCCATGCCGATTTTACTTGCAAGTTGATTAGTAGCTGTTTTTGCAAAGTTACCTGCGGTCTCAACTACACCTTGCGTAATGTTGCTAAATACACTTTTAGCAGCAGCTACTTTATTACCTACCCATACAGCAGCTTTACCTGCGGCTACGCCAACTGAGCCTAAAGCGCCTCCTAGAAGACCTGAAGCAGGTATTGCCGCAGCGGTTACAGTTGCTCCACCAACCCCTGCTACTGTTGCTGCTGTTCCCGCCGTTCCTAATATAGCGTTGCCAATTCCGGGCAATATAAACATCATTGCCAACTGACCTAAGATACCTATTTCGCCCATAAATTTGCCGAACTTTTTAAAGGCGCTTTTAATACCCTTGCCAATTGATTTAACGCCCTTTTTAATTCCTTTCCATGCTTTGCTTAAAAATCCCATGATTAAATGTACCCTTTAATTAAGTCTAAAAGTGAGGCTGTACTGGTAGTGGCTCCTTTTGTTGAGCCTCCTTCATTGCCAATTGCTGTGGCTATTAGCTGAGCTTCTCGCTGTTCGTTATTTTCGTAGGACTGTCTAACATATGCTGCTTCATCGCGTAGCTGCTGCCACATTTGAGTTTGATCTAGCGCCGATATGTTGTAAGCGTTTTGAACATTCTGCTGGTTGGCTGCGTTAGCCGCTGCGGTGTCTGCTGTGTTAGCTTGTCTACGCCACTGTACGTTTGATTGCTCAATAGCCTGTGCGTTAGAGGCGTTCCACTGGTCACGTTGTAGGTCTGTCTGTTCGTTGAACTTCTGAACATCTAAATCTAACTGTGCAGAAATACTATCTGCCTGTAGCTGGTTACCTGCTTCCACTGCCGCCTGTCGGTTTGTTTCTTGAGTGTTGAACTGCTCCATAGCATTAGACTGAGAAGCGTTAAACTGGCTCATAGTAGCCGCTAAGCTGTTGTTAAACTGGTTTGTTTGATTCTCTGAAGTAGCGTTAAACTGCTTAGCTGCGTTTGCTGCTGATTGATCAGATAACAACCTCTGCTGTGCCATTTGTTGATCAAGTACAGTAGCTTGTTGGCGGTTGTTTAAGTTAGCCATGTCCATTGACAAGAAATTCTGAGCATTTGTAATAGCTAACTTTGTACGCTGGTCTGCGTTTGCCATGTCCATTGAAGCTAGTGACGTTGCATTCTGCATTGCTGCTTGTTGCTCAGCGTTAAAGTCTGCCATAGTCATTGACTGCATGAACTTACTGTTAGTCAATGCAACTTGTTGATCAGCACTAAATCTAGTTAAGTCTATGTTTGCATTTACTGAAGCATTTGTAACTGCTCGTTGTTGATCTACGTTTAACTGTGCAACGCCCATTGACTCTGCAATCTTTGCCTGCGTCAAGTTTGTTTGCATCTTAGTGTTTAGGTTAGCAAGTTCTGTCTGCTGCTCTGCGCTCATGCTTTCTGAGTCAGCTTGATTCAATGCAGAAAGATTAGCTAGTCGCATCTGCTGGTCGTTGCCGAGGTTAGCTAAGTCCATTTGCTGCTTAAACGCGGCGTTCTTCGCAAGGAAATCTGCTCCGACTTGCATCTCAGCCATGCGCTCTTGCTGTACTGCTGACATGTTTTCAGACTCAGTAGCATTCTGATACTGCATGTTAGCTAATTCAACTTGTTGCTCGTTACCTAAGTTCTGAGCAGCCATAGCCTGTGCATTTTGAGCATCTGTCTGAGCTGTTTGTTGACGATTAGCTAAGTTCTGTGTGCGTGTCTGCTGCTGCAACTGAGCCGTAGTCATCACAGCGTCTTGTCTAAACTGACTCTGCATAGCACTCATTTGTTGAGCCATCTGAGCTGTCTGAGACTCTGAAGCTTGTTCGTTGCTCAGGTTAGCCATACGTCTTTGCATGTCTAGTGTTGCTTGAGACATGTTGGCTTGCTGCTGGTTACTTAGGTTCTGAGCTGCTGAAGCTTGAAGGGCTTGAGCATTGCTCTGAGCCATTGGCATTGCAGACTGAATGATAGAGTTAAACAATGCATCTCGACCTACAGATGATGCTGCCAAACCTCTACGAACCATCATATCATTTACGGCTGCAACGGCTGGTCTAGCCCACATTGGAACCTCGCCATCTTCCATGCCGCCTAACAAGCTTTCCATCTGTGAAGATACTAAAGCTTCTGTAGGTAATGCTGCTATTGCTGCTCTTACTTCAACAGGCTCTGAGTCTATTTGAGCTGTTACAGTTGCAGGGTCTTCAACGATAGCTGCTGTGATTGCTGGCGGTAACTCACCTACAACTTCCAACATTTTAGCGGCTATGCCTTTTGCTGCTGTGCCTGTAACTGTTCTACGCTGTGCGGCTTCGAAGCCTACAGTGTTTATAATCTGTGTAGCTCTTCTATCGTCTGCTTTTGTGCCTGTAATTGCTTCGCGTGTAGCTGCCTCTGCTACAGGTGTTTCGCTAATGTTAACGCCATCGCGGAACGACACTTCTTGTATAACCGATTCTACGCTCTTCTCAAAGTCTTCTGGGCCTGCTTGCCTTGCTGCTTGTTCTTGTCCTGCATCCCTATCTGCCGCTTTAGCGCGTTCAGTAAGTGTAGCGCCTTCAGCATCTGCAACGCTAGTTACTTTGCCTTGAGCTGCTACAGTATCAGCAAGATCGCCTGCCATTGATGCTTCGTAAGTTGCTGCTTCAAGAGGCTCAGGAGCTATTGCTTCTGTTACAGTTCCTTGTGCTGCTGCTTCCATTGTAGGTGCGTCAACACCGGAAGTAGTTACAGTGCCTGCGTCATCAAGTTGCTGTACGTCAGTACTTACACCATATGATTCTAGCGCAGTAGTGATCACTCTACGTCTATCTTCAGTCAACTTTGGATTTGCTAGTTCTTTTTTATAAGAAGCTTCTAACATAGGACTAAGACCCTTAAGCTTTTCAGCTTTCATTTGGCCTAGTTTAACATCTTCTAGTCTTTTGTTTTCTACGTTTAATGGGCCAGTATCGTAGTCAGTACCGGTCTTGTCGGTATTGTTGTTGCTCTTGTCTCTTTTTTTTCTACCTTGAGACGCTTCACCAGTTTTTCCATCAAAACTCCAGCCGTCTCCTATGGCTTGCTGTACCGTATCATAGCCTTTTTCTTCCCACCAACGGCGGTACTGGTTAACACTACTTGCGAGGTCAGGGACAAGGCCAGTACCTTCTTCTTTCTCGCTTATCTTAGCTCTTTGAGTTGGAGTAAGATTTGAAAAATTATTACGAGTAATAACATTTTCGTTATAAGCTGTTCGTCGTGGTTCTTTATTACCAACCATAGAGTTTTTAAAGGTTTCTTGAAACTTGTTTAACTTTTCTAGAGCTTCTTTATCTTGACCTTTTGAGTCTGCGTTTCTTTGCAGTAGTTCATCATACTCAACTGATTGCATTGTTTGTTGTACAGTTTCTTGCCTTGTAGCTGGTTCTTTTCGGGGGCCAGTAGGCTTAGGAGCAATGCTGTCATCAAATGGCGCAGGAGCTTTAGGCTTTTGCTGCGCTGCGGTTTTTGCTTTTGCTGCGGCTGCTTTAGCTCTACGCTCATCGACTGATCGCGGCAACTCAGGCTCACCAGCAGCTCTTCCACCAACGCGATATGTTTTTCGCTTTGCGCTAAGGTTCTTTAAAGACTCTTTAGTGTTTCGCTGATTTCTTTTTTTGCTCATTATTTTTTCTTCCACTTAATAATTGACTTGACAGTATCTGTTTCATATATTCTAATACCTAACCAGACTATTGTGAATAGACTAGCTAAAGGGGGCAGCCACGTTGCTAAAGATAAAAGACCTGTAGAAGCTGCGAACACATCCACAGCTTGTTTGCTTTCTTCAGTCATTAAATGTTCTCCGATAAAGTTGTGTCAGCGAAAAAAACTAGTACAGAAGAAAGCCCTTTTAAATCTTTAAGATTTTTAGGAACAAAGTTAATTATTAAATTAGATTAAAGTACTATATGCGGTTAAATATTAAAATTGCAAGCCCTGTAATAAAATCTTTTTTGTTTATAACTTTACCTAATCTTCGCTATATAAAATGTTTTATAATTATTTTTTTGCCATAGCCTGTGTAGTTTGATAGCGGAAAAAGATGCCGCCCATTCCGAACAAGGTACTAGCAAGCATAATAGTCTCAGCAGATAAGTTAAGCTGTAGGACATACACTTGTAGAGCTGCTAATGTTATGCCGAATACTTGCCATCTGTTACTGCGACTACTCCAAAACTGCTTCAACTTATCCATGTTAATTCCTATAATTCAGGGCGTGTAGCAGGAAATTCTGAAGTGGAAGGCCAGTCACGTAACGCAGTCCTATATGCTAGGATGTTAGCGCGATTAGGCCAGTCTGGGGTTTGTGAAGCTGTGTCAGTATTTTCTAGTTCTAAGTCTCTCCACATACGCGCAGTCTCTTCTGCGGTAAAGTCTATAGGTA